TTAAAAACTATTTTCTGTGTCTGTTCTGTTTTTGTTCTGTTCTTTTGTCGCGAAAAGCCCTTTGATCTGGCTGTCCAAATCCGCTTTTTGCTCTAACCCAATGTGTTGATAAATTGATTTCAGCGTTTGAATATCATGGCCTAATCTTTGGGCGGCATAGTGATCAGGAATACCTTTATTATACATCCAAGATGCATGGTAGTGGCGGAGATCGTGGAATCGCGACGGCGGCCACCTGTATTGTTCTCTCAATTCAATAAATGTAGATGAAAAATTGTCCGGCCGGCCGCTGAAAATCCTTTTCTTGATCACCTTTTGCTTTGATCGCCATTCCTGCAAAAGTGCCATCAATTCATCCGGAACGGCTATGCCCCTGAACCCGTTATCTGATTTTGGGTCTTTTGCGACGTATCCTTCGCCTTCGGAGATCGATAGCGCCTCGTCTATTTTTATCGTGCCGTTTGCCCAGTTGATATCATTCCACTCCAGCGCAAAAATTTCTCCACGCCGAAGCCCGCACCAGGCCGCTAATAGTATTATGATTTCGTATTTAGTTCCTTTAACGTCTTTGCGCATTTTCTCGAATTCCTCTTCCGTTGGAATATATGGCTTATGCTTTCCCTTCGGCGGCGGCTGAATATCTTTGCAGGGGGTCCCGTCCTTTAATACATCATGCAGCATTTCACGCAAGATAAAAAAGAGCTTCCTGGCCGTGTTTTGTACGTGGGTCTCTAGCTTCCGAGCCATCCAGCGCCGGATATGCAATTCTGTTATCTGATCCAATCTCATTGATCCGAACGCAGGCTTGAAATGGTTTTTAACGTATCCAACATAAAGGACAACCGTTGACGGTGCGAGCCTACTCCTATTAAGCGCAATCCACTCATCCGCGTAATCCCCAAACTTCATTTTCAACGTTCCATAGTTTTTATTTGACCCGTATTTCTTTTCCAACGCCTTTGCCGCTTCCCTCGCCTCTTTTTGAGTTGGGCGATTGACGTATTTTTTGACTTGCTTCCCACGCTCATCGTAACCAAGATATATCTGTGCCTGCCAAGCTTTTACCCTTCCGTTTTTATTTAATATCTTAACGAATGTTGCCATGTCACTTTACCTCCGAACGGAAGGATGTAACCTTGCCGATGATTCTGCCTAGAATGTGGCCGAAGTTATCCCGCCTACCGCCTATTTCCTCTTTACAGAATACTTCCGTGCCGTCAGATAAAATGACGAGCCGCCTGATTATAACCTCGTCATCAAACTCAACAACAACAATGTCGCCGGCGGCGGCTGTATCCTGGGTTTTTACATAAGCAACGGTACCCTCAGAAATCCCAGCTCCTAACATTGTACCGTCCTGAGCTATTAGGCAGAAATCGGCGGAGTCGGTCTTTGGTACAAACGCATAGTCAATGATATCCGATTGTGCAAAGATTGAGACGTTAGGCTTAACGATACCGAGGATGGGCAATCGTTTTGTTTCTTGGAATGCCTTTTCAGTTAGAATATATTTTTCCTCTTCAAGGCCAACCAACCACCCAACATTAATGTTGTACTCGTTACATATCTTGGACACAAGGGGCATTTTTAGCTGCTCGATTTCCCCGCTTTCATATCTTGAATACGTTGATTTGTGGACACCAAACTTCTCAGCAAAATCTTTTTGGCTCATTCCAGCGCCTTCACGTATTTCCCGCAGCCTTCTTGCCGCGAGATCAATGTGCTTTTCCATCCTCGTTTTCATTTCACTCAACTCCTTTCTAATCAAAACAAGCACCTCTATGTATAATACATTATAATTGCTAATTATGCAATATTATAAAATCAAAAATAATCTCGTGTTGCATGACTTCCAAATTTTATTTATTTTTGTGCTTGACAAGACGGCTCACCTTGATATACAATCTCATTATTAGCAACTCGTTCCCCTGACCCAAAGTCATTAGTTGCATGAAAAGCGTTTAAGCGGAAGGTGGCGAGATGATGATGCGAAGTAGATATTTCTCAAGGCTAAGAGGGCGTGTAGCCGAAAAGGGATCTTCTCTCAAAGAGTTCGCCGGGGAACTTAACATTACTCCTCAAGCTTTGGGCAACAAATTATCAGGAAAAAGCGATTTTACAATAAAGGAAGTTGTCGCAGGTTGCAATTTTCTTGAGTGTTCTGTCGCCTATTTTTTTGATCCTGAGTTGCATGGAATGCAATTCATGGCGCAATTTAGCGACCGCATGGTGTGTGATTATCATCAAGCTTGAGAAAGGGTCTTTGACAACTGCCCGAAGTGCGGAGGGTCTGAAGAGTACAAAGGTACAAAGCAGACCGCGTTATCGAGATGCAAAATAGCCTAAAGCACGCATGAAACCAGGGCAAGCCGCGATTACGGTAAATCGTATCCAAGACACAGAAGCACGCTGACATCAGCGTAAAAGGAGGAATGAGAGATGATTTGGACTTATCACTCTTATGGCAGACGTGGAGACTATACCATCGTCAAGGTCTACGGTGACGTATGGATTGCACTCTTTAATCTAGCCACAGTATTGGCGGGAAACGTGAGCCTAGAAGAAGCGCAGAGAATCTGCGAGGAGTATGACAAATCCGGCGAAGACTTCTTTGAGTACTGCCTAGAGGGGCCATGTCCTAATCTCGAAGGATGCGGAGGCCGACCCGGCGAGAAGTGCCGGAGGTATGACAGGAAGACGGGAGGGAAGGGGCAGTGCTCTACGCCAAACAGCGCCGGATAGACGAACTCGAAGAAGAGAATGCCGAAATTAGCGACAGGCTGGACGAATGGATGCGCTACGCCGACCGCGCTGCCGACGAGGCAAAGGCTCACGCCGATGCCCACGTAAGGCTTAAAGATGAGAATCGGGTGCTCAAGAACAAAATCGCCGAACTGAAGGAAGAGAAGGCGGCCGCGATCATCGACCGTGAGGAGGCCAGGAACGCGCTTTGGAGGCTACAGAGGAAGTATGCACGGCTACTCAAGATCGCAAAGGCGGTCAAGATGCCGGCCGTAAGAAAGGAGACAGTATGAAGCACACAGTCACGATAACCGGAAACGAGGGCATATCGCTCACCATCACCGGCGCCGGCCAGATCAGCATGGCGGATGCCCCCGGCGGCATAGTGCCGCAAAAGATCCTAAGCGTCGACGACTCGACACTCGAGGTCATTTTTCCTGCAGATTATGGCCTTACGGTACAGCCGGAGCCTAGGAAGTATTTAGCGGTGCTGCAGAAGCCGGAGGTGCACCATGAAGCTTGAATGGGCAAGGATCGACAGCGCGTACTATAAGGCCACTGTAGGCGGTGACAGGGCGTATCTGTGTATCAAGTCAGGCCATCGGGCCAAGCTTGGACGACCGGCGTGGAAGGCATATGTAAGCGAAAATGGCGCAAGACGGGAGATATGGGGCCACGCAGGGTTGCGGGTGGCAAAGATTGCCTGTCAGGAGTATGAGGAGGCAAAAAAGGCCTCGGCACAGGCCGAGGACTAGAGAAATCATGCAAATTAAAAATACCACAAAATCGCGGAGGTGTAAAGCATTGATAGGCATAGATTGCTTGTACGAGATGATAGACGACTTAACACGGGCAATACTGCTTGTGTCCAATGCGGCGGTATTGGGCGAGGAGGTTGGCCTTAAGGACATCGCGGAGGAGCTTGAGGGGTATCTCGCCGGCTACGAAGAGGCCAGGGATGTCCATATGGATGCGGCACGGAAGAGGGATGAAGAGGACTTGAATGCGGAGTATGTGGGGTCGGTGATGCCGGATGTCTAAGGTGATCCTTGATCTCTGTGGCGGGACTGGTGCGTGGTCGAAGCCCTACGCAGACGCTGGGTACGATGTGGAGGTCATCACCTTGCCGGGATACGACATGAAAAATTACACATTCTTGAGGAGGAGCGGCGGGATAGAGTGGATGTCGCGGGAAGGCGGACCCTCATGCCATGTTGATATCGCTAATGTCTATGGCGTGCTTTTTGCTCCAGTATGCACCGAATTTAGTCTTGCGAAAGGGGCGGCACCTAGAGATTTTGAAGAGCCACTGGCTCTGGTTGAGGCGGGGCTAAGGATCATTTGGACGATCAGAGCGTATCCGGGATCACAGCTCAAGTTCTGGGCCCTGGAAAACCCAGTAGGATTCTTACGGCAGTTTTTAGGTAAGCCAGTCTATACCTTTGAGCAATGGCAATTTGGCCATGCTGGCGTCAAACGGACTGATCTATGGGGGTATTTTAAGAATCCGACGCCCACTGTCAAGGTACGCCCCGACGATCTAGTCAAGCGCTTTCCCAACGGGCGGACAAACGGGAGCCGACATGCCGCGCCCGTTTGTCCGCCCGAATACAAGCACCTGAATCTAGACCGCGCAGCCTTACGGGCTATCACCCCCAAGGGGTTTGCAGAAGCATTTTATAGAGCTAATAAATAAGGAGGATACCACCATGGCAAGCTATCTTAACGCTTCAGAAATCTACGAGAATTACATCGTCCCGCTGATCAACGATCACCGTCAGGATTTGGCCGAGGCTCGCTTCTCTGTACTGCTCCGCGAGGGCGCTTGGAACAGCCGGCAAAAAACAACTTGGTCACAAACCGAGCTTACCAGCACGAAGACGCAAATCCTAATGTTGGCGGCCAATCCAAATCATGAGCCGTCAAACTTCACAATCTCGATCAACGAGGAAGTCTGGCGCACTCTCGAAGGAAGCGATAAGACCCGGATGGCGCTGATTGATCACGAGCTTTCCCATTGCCAGAAAGGCGAGGAGGACACAGACGGCAACCCTAAATATTACCTGATCGGCCATGATGTTGAAGACTTTTTTGAAATCGTCCGGCGACATGGGGCCTGGAACAAATCCATCGAGAATATCTTGAGCGCTTACAAGCTTTCTGGGCAGCAGTCGCTTGATTTTGCTGATCCTGCTCGCGACGCCGATTCTGAGAACGAAATAGAGGTCTTCGCGGACGATTTGACCCCATCCGAAGACTCTCACGACTACGACAGCGATATACCACTATTAAGCACCGGCGTACCGTTAGGTGCAGCCCAATGATCCGCCTGGAAATCGCGGGCATCCCTGTCGCCCAGGGGCGCCCGCGGGCGTCTGTTGTCGCCGGGCATGCACACGTCTACGACCCAGCGAACGCGCGGGATTACAAACGGCAGGTAAGATACGCTGCGCAACAGCAGCTTGGGGATCAAAAGCCGCTTCAGGGGCCGCTGAGGTTGTCGGTCGAGTTTTACCGGGATATCCCGCGTAGCTGGTCGCGGAAAAGGCAGCTCCAAGCCAATTCCGGCTTACTCCGGCCGACGAGCAAACCAGATCTCGACAATTATGTCAAAGCCGTTAAGGATGCGCTGAATGGCGTCTGTTGGCTGGATGACAGTCAGGTCGTGGAGTATGGCCCGACTGGTAAGTTTTACAGTGACAAGCCTCGGATCGTTGTTACTGTGGAGCAGGTCTCTCAGGGCGCCCCATCAGAAAATAGCATATTTACAGAGGAGGAAAATCCATGATATACACCACCATCCAGTGCCCGTGCTGCGGACACGAACAGAAAACACTTGCAGATCTCAGAGAGACTGATGATGTTTGGGCCGAAAACAGGGTTGTGCAATGTGAGGCCTGCAAAAGGTATTACGCCGTATTTTTTAAGGCGACACTGGACAAAAAAACCTGCGTTATTGATACGGAGGCATCATCATGACCGATTACCAGCTCAGCGACCTTGAGGAGGCCATAGGCTGCCTGTCGAATGCCGCGACGCTCTTGGAGGATCTGCTTGACATGATTGACTATGTCGGCGACAAGATCAGGGATGGTAGAGATGAGCAGGAACGCAGGTGGGCAGAGGAACGCCAGCAGGCCGAAATCGATTATAGAATGGCGGTGGGGATATGACTTATCAGGAGTATGAAGCCGTTGAGGGTATCAGGTGTTCAGATTTGAAACTGGTCACTAAATCCCCGGCTCATTATATGGCCAATCTGATCAATCCACGCCCTCACACCCCAGCTCTACTCTTTGGCATCCTTGTCCACGCGTTGGTATTGGAAAGGGACCGCTGGGAAGAAGCTTTTGTGGTCGCGCCTGCTGTTGACAGACGCACAAAGGCCGGGAAAGCAGCATGGACGGAGTTTGAGGAGCAGTCCGCTGGACGGACTGTGATTGACCAGGATACTTTTGACAGGGCAGACGGCGTCGCAGGCGCCGTCTCGATCCATCCTGTTTGCCGGGCGCTATTGCAGGGTGGCGAAACAGAAAAGACCATCCAGTGGGCAGATCAGGGCCTTGCTGGCAAGGCTCGGCTGGACCTCTATAAGCCTGGATGGATTGTCGACCTGAAGACGGCGGCCAGCGCCGACAGAGACGCCTTTACGAGAGCTTGCTTGTCGTACCAGTATCACATGCAGGCGGCGTGGTACATCGACGGCACCAAGGCGGCCGGACTCGGTGACTGCAATTTTATCTTTGTCGCAGTTGAAAAAGATCCGCCGTATGCCATTGCTTGCTACGCCCCAGACGATGAGATGATCAGCTTTGGTCGCAGCGAGTACCAGGCGGCGTTGACGACGTACCTGACATGTGAAAAAACTGACCACTGGCCGGGGATCGGATGGGACTACACATCCGAGCGGTATGAGATCCAGCCGATCCATTTGCCGCCGTGGGTAATCTGAGAAAGGAAGAAGAAAATGGGGATTGATTTTACTTGGGATACCGATATACGCGGTAACAGTGCCCTGATAGCGAGAAAATCCCGGGGGAAGATCAGCATAGCCGAACTACAGGCCGAAATGAGCAAATATTATCAATACGAAGGTGCATGGGCTGTCATTTTTAAGGCGAGTGAGGAAAGCGGTCATCAAGGATGGGATAGTGGCGTTGATCCAAAGGGTGATGTGCTGGAGCTTTATAGGGTCGGAGATGGAGAAGAGTGCCCGATATGTACCACGACATTCTGCGGAGTTGATTTTTGTCCACACTGCGGAGAACGCATAAAGGAGGATTAGGATGTCTGAAATTATTGAAAGCCGGCCAGCGGTCGAGAACCCGTTTATATCCATGATGCCGGATCACGTCAACGCCGGTGCAGTGACAATCGAGAGCGCCAGAGCCGTTGGCGAGGTACAGAGCCGCATGGTCATCGCGAAAAGATTCCCAAGAGACCAGGGAAGGGCCTTCGACGAGGTTATGATTGCCTGCGGGAAAAAGGCGCTGGCCGAGCAGGCAGAGTATTCCTATCCCCGCGGCGGCCAGACCGTATCCGGACCGAGTATCCGGCTGGCCGAAGAGATGGCGCGGCATTGGGGGAATATTGAGTACGGAATTAAGGAGCTGTCCCAGAAAGACGGTGAATCTGAGATGGAGGCCTATGCTTGGGATCTGGAGACGAATACGCGGTCGGCCATCACCTTCGCTGTGAAGCATATCCGAAAAACCAAGAAGGAAACACAGCGACTTGACGACCCGCGGGATATTTACGAACTCATTGCCAACCAAGGATCCCGGCGGAAACGCGCCTGCATCTTGGCGGTGTTGCCTCCGCAGCTTACGGACGCAGCGGTCAAAAAATGCCGGGAAACACTCGTTGCCACAGTTGACGTTACGAAAGATTCTCTCGAAAAGATGATCAGAAAGTTTGCGGTGTTTGGGGTTGAGCAAGAACACATTGAAAAGCGCATCGGCTCAGCCATCGAAGGGGCTTCAAAGGAAGGCGTTGCTGAGCTGCGCACGATATACAATAGCATCGCTGACGGCATGTCGAAGCCAGGCGATTGGTTTGAGATTGCTCCACGGGGGATCGAGGCAGCGAGAAGTCTTACGGACGCGCTTTTTACGGAGGAGTGATATCCAAAAGCCCGACTCGCGAATACGGCAAAAGATGGTGAAAAATCAATTTACGCTTCTACGGGGGTGAACTGATGGGGCGGCCAAAGAAAGTCGGATTGGAATATTTCCCGCACGACACAGATTCAACGACAGACCCAAAAATAGAGCCAACGATCATGATATATGGTGCAAAAGCCTATGCTTTTTACTTTATGCACCTGGAATATTGTTACAGATCCGACGACTTATGTATTGATATTTCAACGTCAGAAATAGGGGAGGAAATGAGGGAGGTAATTCGCCGGAAACTACAAATTACCGCGGATGAATACAACGACATCCTGTCCTCTTTTCTCCGCCACGGTGCTTTCGATAGAGAAACTTTCCGCGAAACCGGAATGCTAACGAGCAACGGAATCAAAAAAAGAGCAGAAGTCGTGTTGAGGAAGAGATCTAAAACTAAGGAGTACCAAGGGTTCCAAGTTTCGGCGTCAGAAACTAGGGAGGAAACCATGCCTGAAACCCCACAAAGAAAAGAAAAGAAAAGCATAGTAAAGAAAAGCATAGGAGAACAACAACCCCCTATAGTCCCCCTTGGGGACGTCGTCGACGTTGATCCTGAACCTGAACCAGAAAAGCCAGCCGGCTCAAAAGCAATACAATTCGCGCATCAAGCATGGGGGCGGCCTCTGTCACCTCTTGATGCCGAATCAATTCAGTCATGGTGTATAGATTTCGGCAATCGCGGCAGCCCTGAGCCGGATGAGATCGTTATCGAGGCATTGAAAATATCCAGCTCTCAGAACGTCCGGAAGATGGCGTATGTATCAAAAATACTCCAGAGCTGGCTTGATGACGGCGTTTTGCATGTATCGCAGATCGAAGACCGAGAGAAAGAGCGACGACGATCACGCCAAAAAGAGCCTGAAAAACAGCGCCAGCTGTCACAGACTGATTTTCCGACGAGCATTTTCATAGGCCCGGACGGATGAGGCAGAAAGGAGTTGAGCCATGATGGCTGGATTGGTAAGCCTGGCGCGTGACGTTGCTTTTGGCGGATATGATTGCGGCATTTGCGGAAACCGTGGAATCATCGTCTACGAAAAGCCTGACGGCGATCTCCATGCTGTGCGTTGTGAATGCATGGATAAGCGGAGAATGAGCAGAGCTGTCAGCGAAACCGGGCTAGCGGATAAACTTGACGAGCAGACACAAGAGACTTTCCGGGCCGAAAAACCATGGCAATCGCTGATGAAAAAGACATCAACGCAATACCTGAAAGACTTCGACAAGGCGAAGAAAAAATGGTTCTACGTCGGTGGATCGCCAGGCACCGGGAAGACGCATCTTTGCACGTCGATGGTTGGAGAATTCCTGAAGCTTGGTTATCAGGCCAAGTATATGATCTGGGGAGACGAGGTTGGGCGCCTGAAAAGGATTGGCAATGACCCTGAATACGACATGATCATACGCGAGTTTAAAAACGTGCCGGTTCTCTATGTTGACGATTTCCTTAAGACGACCGCGGGGGAAAAACCCACTGCCGCCGAGATCAAGATCGGGTTTGAAATTGTAAACGCCCGATATAACAATCCGGCGGCGATCACGATATTATCAAGTGAGCGCAGCACGGATGACATATGCGAGCTCGATAAAGGCCTTGGCGGCAGGATAATTGAGCGGGCAAAACCATTTGTTATGGCTGTTTATCCAGGCCAAGACATGCGAACAGGAGCGTGATACTATGCCAACAAAGTTTGATTTGGCTGACAAGGATCTATTTGTCCAGTTTGGGGATGGCGAAGGACGGCGACGGCCATGACTAAAGCCGAGTTTAGACAATACCGATATATAAGCAGGGAGATTGAGCAGCTTGAGAGCCAAATGATGCAGCTCCGAACCCAAGCCGAAAGTCCACAGCCTACGCGCTGGAGGTATACGCGGGGCGGCGGTCATGTCAAAGATTCCATGGCGGAAATCGTTATCAAGCTGGTGGACATGGAGCGGGAGCACGCCCGGAAGTGGGATGAGCTGATAGAAAAACAGCGGGAGATTGAGGCAGCCATTGCCGACCTGAGGGATCCGGAGCATCGGCGGCTTATGCGGTATAGATATATTGAGCAGCTGACGTGGGAGCTGATATGCGTAAGACTATCGGTATCGTGGCCGACCGTCCACCGCATCCATAATGCGGCGCTGATCGCCGCCGGAAAAGATGATACACTATGATACACTTTTCTGTGATATAGTGTAAAGTGAATCATCTCTTTTCTCCCTTAGGCCGAAAACCTCCAGAGCTGACCATTCTGGAGGTTTTCGGTTTTGGCTTTGTCTCAGTCGATCTGAAGGTAGTCTTTTAAGCCTTGCTGAAGAATCTGTGAGAATGGGGCGTTGGCCTTCTCTGCTTGATGATTTAACCAGGCGGGGATGGTCAATGTTTTCTTCACAGATTTCTTATCATGGGCCCTTCTCCATTGGTCGGTATCGGCAACAATCAAAGTAAATGTCTCGCCATGTCCATATGGCAAGGTGGGCGATGCCCCGGGAATGGGGCTTTTGTTTTCCTCTGCGCTCCATAGCCACATTTCAACGGCGTCCTTGGCCATAATCAAGGCGTCGGCATTATCGTCGCCGAAAGTGTAGCACCCCGGAAGATCAGGAACCTTCACGCCAATCTTATCATCATCGGGATAAAGTATGGCTGGATATACGTACCTCATAAGACTTCCTCGCTTTCTTTTGCTTTCGCCCGAAGACGCGGGATTTATTTCAGTCCCGCGTCTTTCAGGATTTGGTGCAGGGTTCCTGTCGGGATTTCCCCGGAGCCGCGAGTGATTGGAATCTGTACTCCCGGCTTGTTTGGATGGATGGCGATGGTGTGTGATCCGCCTTCAGTTAGCTTCCATCCTGCGGCCTTAAGCTTCCGCTTCAGCTCCTTGGCCGTCAATTCCCTCACCTCCTAAATATATTATATACGCTTTAACACGTGTTGTCAATGATCTGATACTTGTAATTATTGGAAAAGGGGATTGAGATGATTTTGAAGCTTTGCGGCAGATGCAAGAAGCCAGTCCCTTATCCTGTCAAGTACTGCGATGTTTGCCAGCCGATCATGGCCGCGCAGGACCAGCAGCTAAAGGAGCAGAGGATGAGCAGGTATAACCGGGGGCGAGATAAGCGTCTAAAGAGTTTTTACAATTCTCAGGGGTGGCAAGTCCTCCAGGCTAGGGTGCTGCAAGATGCGGGGTACCGATGCGGGTGCGGGGCTATAGCGGTGGAGGCTCATCATAAGGTACCGATCACGGAAGCCTGGAGCAGGCGATTCGATTATACAAATCTTGAGGGCCTATGCCATGCCTGCCATGATAGGGCACATGGGAGGTTCCTCAGAGGGAAGGGGTATCAAGATGATCAAGTTGAAAGTTACTGCAGAACCGACGCTGACGTTAGGCAAGGAGCGGCGGACCCTAAGGGCTGGCGAGGTATTTGAGGTTGACGCAGAGAGAGCCGGAGAGATCATGAGCGCGACGTACAAAGGCAAAAAAGTTGTCGAATTAGACGAAAATGATACGCCAGCGCAAGAACCTGGAAAAGCCGAAACAAAAAGAAGTGTAGAGGGAAAACAGCCGGAGAAAAGCAAAAATAAAATCACCGCTCAGGTTACCGAGCCAGATGACCGAGGGTGATCCAAAAAGTACAAAGCCCCTAAGGGGGAACGGCGCGGGGGGTTTTTTGCACCAAACGCCGAGTTAGAAGTCAGGAGGTGGCCAAATGTCAAGCAATAACAAACAGCCGATTGCCTTGGTAGCAAGCAAGGGCGTGTCGCATATGTCAAAAGCGGAAATCGCACGAAGGGAACGTGAGGAAATAAGCGTTCCTTTTGTCGATGTCGCGCCGCCGAAGACTTTGCCGAAGCGGCTCCGCGGGGAGTTCGGCGAGCTTGCTAACAAGCTCCTGGCCTGCGGCATCATGACCGAGCTCGACGAGGAAGCACTCGCGCGGTATCTTCTGGCGAAAGAGTCATATCAAAAAGCAAGCAGGGCACTTGATAGGCTTATGAGGACAGGGAAGTTCCTTGACCTCGACTCCCTGAATAAGCTTTCAGCCCTCCAAGACAGGGCCTTCAAGCAGGTGCGCTCTTCTGCTGCCGACCTTGGCCTCACGGCAGCGGCACGCTGCCGTCTTGTCTCTGCAAAAGTTCCGGATCCACCGAAAAATAAATTCAGTAAATTCAGTTCATCGGGGTGATCCTTATGGATGACCACGTAACCGAATACGCTCAAATGGTGGCTGACGGAAAAATAACCGCCGGCCGCTTGCATATCCTAGCGTGCGAAAGACACCTGGAAGACTTGCGCCGGCAGAAAACGGCCGGGTTCCCTTACTACTGGGATATCGCGGCGTCAGAAAGAGTTATCGAGTATGCTGAAACCCTGACCATTGCCGAGGGAACAGAGCCGCGACCGATTAGGTTGTACGGGTTCCAAATGCTCCAATTCGGCGGGAGAATGGGGTGGAAAACCCTTGATGGCTTCCGGCGCTTCCGGCGCTCTTATATTTCGATGGCGCGGCAGAACGGGAAGTCCATGACAAACGGGATTATGGGAACCTACATCGGAAATTTTTGCGGGTACAATTATGGGAAACTCTTTACCGTTGCGACAAAGAAAAGGCAGGCCCGGATTGCCTGGGAAGAGATGTCTAAGTTTATCCAGATAGATGACGACCTAAGCGAACTCTTTGAGGTCAAAGACTATAAGTCAGTGATCGTCTGCTTGGAAACACTATCCACAATTGAAGCCCTCTCCCGAGAAGCCGGGCTCGATGATGGTTTCCGGTCGATCTACACATCACTCGACGAAGTCCAACAGCAAAAGACAAATTATATTTATAAGTCTTTATATAACGGAACGCGATCACTCAAGGAAACCCTTCTGAGCATGATCACCACGCGTGGGTTCGACCAAAGCCCGACAAGTTTTAGCTACGAGATTGATTCCTATGCGGTGAAAATCCTTGAAGGTGCCGTGACGGCGGATGACTTTTTCGTCGATATTCACTGTCTTGACAAGGGTGACGATTACTTCGACGAGTGCAATTTCGTTAAAGCGAACCCGCACTTGGCCCGCACGGATCACGGACTGAAAACACTCAGACAAGACGCCCAAACAGCAAAAGATATGGGCGGTGGCGAGCTCCGTGATTATCTAACCAAGGCCATGAATCTCTGGGCGAGGGACGCAAGCACAAGCTTTATCGAAAAAACAGAAGACTGGAAAGCCTGCGCCAGTGAAAGAGCCCTTGATGATATGCGCGGTCGCCCATGCTATATCGGCATCGACTTGTCAAGCGGTGGCGACCTGACCAGCATCGCCTTGACATTCCCGCTCGACGGAAAATTCTATTTGTACTCTCACTCTTTTATGCCTCGGGGCCGGCTGCAAGAACACATCGAAACGGACATCGCCCCGTATGACATTTGGGAGCAATCCGAGCTGATTACTGTTACTGGCGGGATACACGAATACAAGAACGACTATAAATTTATTGTCGCCCATCTGAAAAAAATCATAGAAGAATACGACCTGAAGCCGAAAGCGATAGGGTACGACCCCCACAACGCCGACGGCTTTTTAAGTGATCTTGAAGATTTGGGGTTCCCGCTTCTGGAAGTAACCCAGAGTGCAAGGTTTTTGAATGACGCTACGGTCGACATGCGCTTGAACATCAAGTCGGGAAGCGTCGAGTATAACCGGGGGAATGAGCTATTAACTTGGAGCATGACCAATGCCAAAGTGGTTGCCAACAGCTTCGGGGAGATCAAGGTTGATAAAGAACCGAAAGCACGAAGCAAGCGTATCGACCCGGTCGACGCGGTGATTGACGCCCATGTCGCCTATATGAAATTCGATGCCGGCGTCGACGTAGAAGAAGAGCTTAAAAAATATCTTGAAATCATGGGATGGGGTGAGACGGGTGCGTCTGACTGATATTGTAAATAAAGCTTGGCAAAAGGTCGTGAATAAGGTCAAGCGGCCTGAGCTCGAAGAGTGGTACAAGCTGGCTGAATTCCTTGGGATCGATAAACATACGGACAGGGACATCCGGTCCGAAGTAACTTACTTTACCTGTCTGAAGCTCTTGTCTGAGGCGATCGGAAAGCTTCCGCTCAAGCTTATGAAAAAGACGCCCAAAAAAGGCGTAAAAGAAGCCACGCGACACCCACTTTACAATATCTTACGGAACCGCCCCAACCGACACATGACATCAACGACGTGGAAGTCAGTCATGGAATACCAGCGGAATCATAACGGCAACGCATTTGCCTATATCGACGGATATGGCGACAAGATGCAGCTTATTCCATTGGATGCCGACAAGGTAACGATCTATTACGACGATGCCATGCTCCTGAGCGAGGTGCCTGACATCTGGTACATTTACCAGATCGGCACAAAGTCATATAAATTTTCGAGCGAAGAGGTCATACACCTAAAATCCACCATCTCGGACGGTATTGAGGGGATCCCGGTGAGGCAGATTCTACAATCTACAATCACGGGAAACCAGAAGGCGCAGAAGCTCCAGAATGCTATGTATGAATCCGGCTTCATGGCAAAGGCCGTGGTGCAACACACCGGTAGCCTTAGCGACGAGAATGTTAAAAGCTTCTTGAAGAATATTGAGCGATATGCAAAGGGAGATGTAACGGCAGGAAAAGGGATCATACCGATCCCGGTGGGCAGCACATTCACGCCTCTGAATACAAGCTTGGGAGACAACCAATTTCTTGAGTTAAAAAAATATTCTGCGCTGCAGATCGCGTCTGCCTTCGGTATTAAGCCGGTACAGATCAACGATTATTCAAAATCTTCTTACGCCTCAAGCGAGAATCAAAACCTCGCTTTTTTGGTGGATACGCTTATGGTGATTATAGGCCAGTACGAAGAGGAGTTGAATTATAAGCTTCTCTCTGATAAGGATCTGGCGGCGGGGTACTTTTTCAAGTTTAACGTCGGCGCCCTGCTCAGGGCTGATCTCAAGACCCAAGTCGACACACTCACAAAAGGGATATCGTCGTTTTTATATATGCCAAACGAGGCCCGGGAACATCTTGATCTTGAGGCCGTGCCGGGCGGAGATACTCTTGTGGGCAACGGATCAACGATCAGGATAGAGCAGGTCGGGACTCAATGGAGCACGCTGGCGGATCCAAGCACAGACACAAGCGTGGCGAAAGGTGGTGAGAAGGTAGCATGAGTTTTTATGAGTTTAAAAACGCAACAGAGGAAACAGCAGATCTGTACATTTACGGCGCGATTATTTTTAGCCGTGGAGGATACAGCAGAAAAGACGATAAGTCGCCAGCAGACTTCCAAAAAGATTTAGAGGGTCTGAGCAAGGACTTGAAAACCCTGAACATCCTCATCAACAGTCCGGGGGGCGACGTTTTTGCGGCTTCTACCATGGTGAGCATGCTGGAGAGAGTAAAGGGGAAGGGGATAAAAGTCATTGCTTACGTGGATGGGATCAGCGCAAGCGCCGCCAGCTTTTTAATGATGGTCGCGGATGAGATTAGGCTATACAAGAATAGCATGGTCTTAGTCCACAAGCCCATGACATGGAGCTTCGGGAATGCCAATGACCTGCGAAGGGACGTTGCATCCCTGGACAAAATTGAGGACAGTGTGATGATGCCCCTGTATATGGGCAAGGCCAAATCGCCCCAAGAGAAAATTGCTGACAAGATTGACGCTGAAACGTGGCTAAATGCTGACAATATGAACGAGCACTTCCATGTGACCCTGCTCAGAGGGGAGAAGCTGGCGGTTGCCAGTATACAGGCGACTGTCATGGACGGGATTATGACGGGATACATGAGGCAGTTCCCGGAGGCTGTCCTGCCGGGAGGGATCGACCTTGCCACTGCCTGCAAGCCAGAACCAGAGGCGTCCCTGACGGAGCAGCCTGATACTGGAGCAGCAGAGACTGAAGCAGCGATCAGGGCAAGGCTTGAGGGAATCCGGGAATCAATCCTGGCAAAAAAAATAAAGGAGTGCACGAAAAAATGAACAAGAGAATGCGAGAACTCAGAGGGCAGATTGAAGGCCTGAACAAAGAGGCAAACGTCCTCTATGACAACAAGAACCTAGATCAGACAGAGGCCAAACTTGACGAAATTGATGCTCTTGAAAAAGAGTATGCGATTGCTGAACGGCTTTTCAAAGAGGAAAAGAGCGCTGTTATTGACGATAAGGTCAAGCAGAAAACCGAGAAAGATGCCACAGCAAAGTTTGTCGGGTTCCTCAGAAACGGGATTAACGCGATCGCCCAGGGGATGATCCCTGTGCAGGTTGTCGACGAAATGACTGAGGGATCCAAGCCGGACGGAGGATATACCGTGCCGGAAGACATCTCGACGAAGGTAGAGGAATTCCGGGATGCGACGTTCCACCTGCAGCAACTGGTCAGCACCGAGACCGTGACAACGATGTCCGGATCGAGAACCTATAAAGCAAGGGCTCAGCAGACCGGGTTTACCTTGGTTGGAGAAGGCGACAAGATCCCGGAGCAGGCGACTCCGAAATTCACACAAATCAAATATGTTATCAAGAAATATGCCGGGTTCCTGCCGGTAACAAACGAACTTGTCGATGACAGCGACGCCGCTATTTTGCAGCTACTTGTGGAATGGCTCGGCGGTGAATCTCGCGTAACCCGGAACAAGCTTATTCTGGAAGCTATCGCAACAAAAACCGCGACGGAATTTCTCGGACTTGATGACATCAAGAAAGCTGTCAATGTGACGCTGGGGCAGGCCTTTGCGCCGACATCCAGGATCGTGACCAATGACGACGGCTTGCACTACCTGGACACCCTTAAGGATGATGTCGGGGCCTATTTACTACAGCCAAGTCCTATCGATCCGATGCAGCTGATGTTCCCCGTTGGCGCAAGGAAGATCCCGGTAAGGGTTATTCCCAACAACGATTTACCGACGGATTCAGATAAAGTCCCATTCATCGTTGGGGACTTAACCGAGGGAATCAAATTCTATGACCGCAAGCGACTCACTGTGATGCCCTCCAATGTCGCGGCGGCGGGTACCTTTAACGCATTTGAGGAAGACCTTGTCTTGATGCGCGGCATTGAGCGTGAGGATGTTGTGGTAAGGGATAGCAATGCTTTCGTAAACGGCTTCATTGATACCAGCGCAGGGGCCATCGTGCCCTAAGCCTAAGGAACGGAGGTGGATTCCTGTGGTCGTTGATATCTTAGAAGTTAAGGACCACCTCGGGGTCACATATCACGACTCCGACAGTAGGATCATGCGGCTAATAGAAGTGGCGGAGCGCTGGCTTCGCGGAGCTATCGGAGAATACGACGATGACGACGAGAGGGCGAAGCAACTCGCCCTCTTCGTTATCGAAGACCTCTACGACCGCGATAGCTACAGCGTGAAGGAGTCGAGGGCAATCGAAAGGTTGCGAACAGACTTCCTCATGCAGTTGCAGTGTGAAGCGAGGACAGAGTGATGGCCAGCTATAACACGCCGATACTGATACAGCAGCTTGATAGCTCGACGGAGCGATGGAGTGATTACTGCCGGCCCCGCGCTAACATCAATAAGACGGCTGGAGGGGAATATTTTGACGCCGGCACCAACATCAGTAGATCCACATACGAATTCAGACTCCGTTACTGCTTAGCGGTGGAAAAAATTCTCTTCAACACAGAATCTTACCGAATCGTTTACGGGGGACGGGGTTTTGACATCAAAGACGCTGACCGCTTCGCCGAGAGCACGGCGGAAATCAAGCTAGTGGGTGAGTATAATGGCGCTACGCGTATCGATCAATGATTTGTCGGCGGCTCTTTCGAAGGAGCTTAAGGAATATGGGCTAAGGGCTACGGCGGGGGTAAAAAGGGCAGTGGACAAGTCGACGAAGATATTTGTTGATGACACGAAGCGCGACGCACCAGTCGGGCGCCGGGGAAAGTTCAGTCGATCGCCCACATCCAAGACGCTCAATGAAACTAAGAACGGTAAGACGAATGTGTGGTATGTGCGGAGCCCCGAGGGATCACTCTCCCACCTTCTCAAAAACGGACACAGGACGCGAAGCGGGGGGAGAACTAGAGCACAAGATTTTATAACCGCAAACTTTGAGCAGCTTGAGCGAAACCTCGAAATAGACATCAAGGAGGTACTCGAAGATGGATATTAGGGCATGGCTTGAGGATGGAACGGGACTGCCGGCAAAAGATACTCGGTACCTAAAAAGTCCACAGCCCCCATATACGCTTTTTAGCGACGACATCACATATCGAGGCGCTGATCTTAGCAAAAGAATGGTAGGTCACTCCATCACGATCCAGCACTGGGCGCTAGAGACTGAAACGGAAAAAGAGGAACGAATAACGAAATTTTTGCTTGATGAGAGCGATAGGGGACTCTTCTCCAGCTTCAGGAAATACCGAGAATGGGCGAATGACGAAAAAATGTATGTAACATATTTCGAATTGGCTCTATTCTGGGAGAAAGTAAGGGAATAGTAAATGGAAAAAAGAACAAATGAGACCATCACGCTGGGAAGCGGTAAGGTGTATATAAAAGAGTACACAGGGACAATCCCGGAGAACTCTGCGCTTGAGGTAATGACCAACCTCCTCGCCTGGATAAAGGGTGGCGCGGCGCTGGAATACTCAATGGACTTTTACGAGGCGTCTGATGACCTCGGTATGGTCAGCAAGCGGAAAATGACCGTGGAAAAAGCCGACCTCAAGACCGGAATCATGACATGGAACGGGGAAACGCTAAAGTATCTTAGCACAACAGCGAAGGTAGCGGAGGACGCCGGAATCAGGACAACGAAACTCGGCGGGGCTGATAGCGGCAAGCAGTATATCGTTCACTTTGTACACGAAGATCCTGTCGATGGAGATGTCCGTGTGACAATCGTTGGGCAAAACACGAGCGGCTTCACGCTGACCTTTAAGCCTGATGAAGAAACGGTCATTGATGCTGTCTTTTCGGCAACGAAAGGAAAACTCGACGACGTAGGGACGCTGGTGATCATCCAAGAAGAAATAGGGGCCTCTGTGCCTTAAGAAAGTAGGCGGCATATGTTAGACCTATCCATATATCAGCGAAAGTATTTCGACATCACTTTTAGCGATGGGAGGGTCGTGCATCTAAACGTGCCGACACGGACAGACCTTAAAAAGGTAATGGCTGTAACAGGAGAGCTTGAAGAGGGCCAGGAAGTAGACGAGGAGCGCGCGGATTCCATCTTTGATGCGGCGCTCTTGCTCTTCAACTGTAACAAGGAGAAGATTGTTTTTACCCTTAAAGAAGTTGAGGATATCCTCTTTGACTGGGAGCTTGTCTCCCTCTTCTTTACCGAGTACTATGCCTGGATACAGGAGAACCTGAACCAAAAAAACTCTCAATCCCCTACTACCCGGCAGCCGGTAGAGAGGGGATAAGCTACGCCGCCGAGACGTGGGAGGAAAAGCTTGTAGGGCAGTATCTTGGGGTATCTGTTTGTGATGTCTTGATGCTTGACATTATCGAGCACGTTTACTTTTTCCGGGATGCCTTTATCCACGGGATGTCAGAGTCAAAAGAGGGGCGGGAATACCTCGCCAACGCAAAGAGGCTTGAGGAAACGCATCCGGATAGAGCAAGATTAAGAGAAAAAATGAGCAGCGGAAAATGACCGCGGCTCATTTTCTACATATGAGAGGCGGTGGGGATTTTGGCAAGCGGGAGAATAAGCGGGATAACCGTAGAAATATCTGGGGACACAACCAAGCTCGGCAAGGCGCTTGAAGGAGTAGAAAAGCAAAGCAAGTCCTTGACAAGCGAACTGAAGGGGATCGATAAACTCCTCAAGCTTGACCCAAAAAGCACCGAACTGCTTGGCCAAAAGCAGAAAGTGCTCGCCGAGAACATCAAAGCCACCTCGGAAAAGCTGAAGACACTTAAAGATACGCAAGCGCAGGTGCAGGAACAATTCGATAAGGGAGAGATCACAGCGGAGCAATACCGCGATTTTCAGCGCGAAATCGTGGCGACCGAGAATAAACTTAAAGCTCTTAATAAAGAAATGGACTCCTTCGGGAGCGTCGCGGCCCAAAAAATCAAAGCCGCTGGAGAAGATCTACAGAAATTCGGCGAAAAGGCTACCGACGCAGGGAAAAAACTGATGCCTTTGAGCGCTGGGATAGTCGCCTTAGGGGGCCTGACTGTCAAGTCGTCAGTGGACTTCGAGCAAGCTTTTATGAATGTTCGTAAAACCCTCAAGGGCACTGATGAAGACATGGCTATGCTTGAGCGTGGCATCCGAGATATGGCCAAAGAGATTCCTGTCGCTGCGTCGGATATCGCTGCCGTGGCGACGAAGGCGGGGCAGCTTGGAATTGCTACCGACCATGTGCTTGACTTTACCCGCGTAATGATCACCCTTGGCAGTACGACTAATCTCCAAGCTGAGGAAGCGGCGACGGCCTTGGCGCGATTCGCGAACATCACGAAGATGAGCGCGTCCGACTATGATCGGCTCGGGTCATCTCTTTTGATGCTTGGCGACAACTTCGCCACGACTGAGGCCGAAATCGTGGCCATGGCGACAAAATTGGCCGCCACAGGGGAGCTGACCGGGCTGACTCAGCCTCAAATCCTTGCCCTTGCGACCGCCATGAGCTCAGTGGGCATCGAGGCTGAGGCCGGCGGATCATCTATGAGCAAGCTTTTAAAAGAAATGCAAATGGCGACGGAACTCGGCGGCACAAAGCTTGAGCAATTCTCTAAGGTTGCAGGGATGACCGGAGCGCAATTCAAAGAGGCATTTGAGACTGACGCAGCTGGCGCCCTGGCCGCTTTCGTCGAAGGCCTTGGTGATACAGAGAGAACCGGAAAGTCAGCTATTGCCATGCTTGACGAAATGGGCATAACCGAAATAAGGCTCTCTGATACCATCCTTCGCCTGTCGAATGCGTCTGGGGTGATGTCCGAAGCGGTCAGGATATCCAATGATGAATGGCAGAAAAATACAGCGCTCCAAGAGGAGACCGAGATATCTTACGCCACAACGGCAGCGCAACTCCAAATCTTAAAAAACAACGCGATGGATGTCGTTATCCAACTTGGCAATGAAATGTTGCCGACCTTTCAGAAAATCATAACAAAGGTTCGAGATGTCGTCGGAAGATTCTCCGAGATGGACAGCGGTACAAAAAAAATCATTATTGCTGTGGGTGGCACGGTCGCTGCAATCGGCCCTCTGCTCATTGCTATCGGCAAAGTATCAACAGGCATTGGGGCGGTGATGAAGATTGTCCCGGCTATGGTAACGGCATTTACCGCGCTAAAAACATCCACCATAGCCACAACGGCGGCGCAGGTGGCGTCCGCTGCCGCCACAGGAATCGTGACAGTGGCACAATGGCTCTGGAACGCTGCGATGTACGCCAACCCTATCGGGCTTATCGTGCTGGCGATAGTGGCCTTGATCGCTATCCTGGCTGCGCTCGTTATCGCCTTTAATTCTTCGGGGAGGGCGGAAAAGGAGCTCCAGGCAGCAGAAGAAGCCCATATGGCGGCAACGAAAAAGCTCGAGGACGCCACAAGGTCGTTACAGCAGGCGCAGGATGACCTAACCGGCGCAGAGCTTAGTGCCGAAGGAGCCTCGCTACGAGTCGAAAGAGCGAAGCTGTCCCTGGCTGATGCCATCAAGAACTATGGCGAAGGATCCCTTGAAGCAAAGGAGGCCGCGCTTAGCCTGAAGCAGGCCGAGGAAGACAAAAAGAAAGCTGACGAAAACCTTATAGAGTCAACTCACGCTCTTGAAGCCGCGCAACAGGAGCAAACGGCGGCAGCAGAAGAAGCCAGGATCAAGGAAGAGGAGCTGAGACTTGCCCAAGAGAAGCTTGAGCGGGCGCAACGGCCCCTCAGCCAAAAGATCACTGAGGGATGGACCGACATATCGAAGACGGTCGGAACCAAGGTCGGGGAGATAAGTAGCAAGCTTGCCGATCTTGCCGCTGAAGCAGACAAGAAATGGAGCGCGATAAAAACATCAGCAGGGGAAAAGTGGGAGGGAATCAAGGGAGCGGTCATGGAGAAGATGGGGAAGGTGCTTGACTGGTTTGCCAACATGAATTTCACTTGGCCAAAGATCAAGCTGCCTTCTTTCGGGATTAGCCCGCCTGGGTGGAAGATTGGAGACTTGCTCTCCGGAAGCATCCCCAAGCTGGCAATCTCATGGAATGCTAAAGGCGGGATCCTGAAGCAGCCGACCATATTTGGAGCATCAGGAAACACCCTTTTCGGAGGCGGCGAGGCCGGAGCGGAAGCGATCCTCCCTCTGACCAAGAGCGTACTGGGTGACATTGGCGCTGGTATCCTTGCGGCAACAGAGGGCGGGAATAATGCGCTGCTGGAAGAGGTGGCGGCGCTGCGGGCCGAGGTGAGAACGCTCAAGGGCGCCATCCAGGGGATGCAAGTGGTCCTTGACCGTGGCGGAGTGGTCGGGGGCATTGTCGACAAGATGGACGGGGCCTTCAAGTCGCGCAATGACCTTCGGGATATGGGGGTGGCTACGCGATGAGAAATGGTGTGATGTTTGGTGATAAGCACAGCATTGACGACTGGGATCTACTGATGACAAAGAAGTCGATCCCGGATGCTGATCCCAGGCTCGAATTCCTTTCTGTGCCGGCGGGTGATGTGGTGTATGATTTTACTGAGGATTATGGGCGGGTACTCTATAATCAGCGTTGCCTAGTCTTCGAGTTTGATACGTTCCAAGACCCTTCTGAGTGGTGGAACTTGCGCAAAGAGATTTCCGCGCACATCAATGGGAGGCGACTGAGGATAGTCCTGGATCAGGAACCGGAACACTATTTTATTGGCCGCTGCAAGGTGGCTGACTTTTCAAATTTAACCTCTGTGGCGATGGTTAAAATTGAAGCCATTGTCGATCCGTACAGATACAAGCATGACGAGACAGTTTTGAGCCTAGATGTGGATGGGCCCGCCAATGTTGTCTTGCGTAATGAATTCAAAAATGTCGTCCCTGAGATTACAACCTCGGCGCCCATTGCTATGACCATGAACGGACTGACAAAACAGGTGTCTGCGGGATCGTGGTGTTTCGCTGATTTTATGTTGCGCGAAGGCCATAACATTATGACTATTACGGGATCCGCGCATGTAAGGATCAGGTACCAAGAAGGGATTTTGTAGGATGTATACTATTTTTGCCGACGGAAATGTAATATTTGACCCGCGCTTGGATGAGAGCCAAATCATCTCCGCGACGCTCACCAAGGAGGATAACTATGCCGACAACTTCACATTTACTCCGAGCCGCGATAACGAGGCCGGGAATAGCCTCGAAAAGCTAATAGATGTTATAGAGGTCTACGATGATGGTGCCCTAATCTTTCGTGGAGAGGTCAAGGACAAGGATACAGACTTCAGTAATATGAGCACCTTTGTGTGTGCTGGCGAGCTATCTTTCCTGAATGATGTTAAGGTTCGTCCGTACACATGGCAGAATGGCGGTATCAAAGCTTACCTACAGTTTTTGATTGATGAGTACAACATGATGGCTCCAATGGATCGACGCTTCGCGCTGCGCGACGTGACCGTGATTGACCCAAATGACTACATCTATCGCGCCTCTGCTCAATACCCAGGCACGCTTGATGAAATTAGGGCTAAACTCCTCGACAACGTAGGCGGGCATCTGCATATAGAGAGGATAAACGGAGTGACATACCTAGACTATCTAGAGGATAGCCCATTTTTAAGCAACCAGGGAGTTACTCTTGGGGAGAACATCCTCAATCTTAAGTACATCGAGAAGGGCGCCGATATCCGGACCGTAGTGATTCCCCTGGGGGCCCAGTTGCAAGACGAAGACGGGAACGAGCTTGGCAGAGTCACAATAGAGAGCGTCAACGGCGGAACCGAATATGTTTTTGACCAAGCGGCCGTTGACAAATACGGATGGCGGGAGAAAGAGATCACATTCGATGACGTAACAACCCCGAGGAGGCTCTTAGAAAAAGGCCTCCAAGAGCTGGCGCTATCAATCAGCCCTCTTGATTCTATCGAGATTTCTGCTCTAGACCTGAGACAAGTTGGCGTCAATGTGGACAGTATACGATTCCTGGACTATGTGAAAGTGTCGAGCCCGTTCCACGGAATTGAGGCGACGCTTTTAGTCACGAAGCTCACCATAGATCTCCTCGACAAGTCTAACAACACCTTCACTGTCGGGAGCGACCACGGAAGCTTTACAAAAGAGGCCAGCACGCTCACCAATAGGGTTAGCACCATCGCAGAGAACACTGTGGCCGAAAAAATGTCCTCAGTCAATAATGTAATTAAAAATCTGTGGACTGCTATCACGCTCAGCGAATCAAATATCCTGCAGCAGGTCAGCGCCGAGTATATCACCCAGACGCAACACGGCACGGCCATCGAGAGCCTGAGTACAGCGCTTGAGCAGGCAAACAATGCCTTTGTCTTTACCTTTAACAGCTTAACTCAAAATATCACCGAGGTGAACAATGAGCTCCAGACGCGATTTGAAGAACAGAACCGATATATACGGCTTGAGGATGGTGTTGTTATCATCGGAGAGGTCGGGAGCCCTTTTGAGCTCCGGATATCAAATAGTGAGGTAGGGATTTACCAAAGCGGGTACCAGGTCGCCTATTTCAACGATAACAGATTCTATATCACAAATGGCGAGATACTGACGCAGCTCACCCTTGGTGACTACGCATTTATCCCGCGGGCGAACGGAAACCTAAGCTTTAAGTGGGTGGGGTAGCATGGCGAGTAGTGGGTCTTTTAATACAAGTGCATACAATCACCGCTATCTTGCTTTTGAATGGTGGCTAAATAACCAGAACATCAGCGCCAACAAAAGCAATATCGGATGGAGATTGGTGGGAGCCGGATCCACCGCAAGCCCGCAGTACTATGTATCCGGAAACTTCAAGGTTATAATCGATGGGGTGCAGCGGCATTTCTCCGCCACCCGTATCAATTTATTCTCCGGAACCGTAGTGGCCTCTGGCAACTGTGATATCAGCCATAACTCCGATGGTTCACGCTCATTTACTGCTACCGCTGAGGCCGGGATCTACTATACGGCTGTCAACGTTTCGGGATCTGGGTCGTGGGCGCTCAATACGATCCCAAGGGCATCGGAATTTAGTCTGACCCCGTCAAACAAAACAATCGTCGCTGATAACCTCAATATGATCGGCGTCAGCATTACGCCACTGATCGCCGGGGCCACACACGATATCAAGTATCAGTATGGCGGCTATAGCCATACACAGGTAGGAGTCGGGTCATACGCAGCCTATACAGTCCCAAAGGAATGGATAAATGCGTCTCCAAATACAGCCACGGGATCAGGGACGATTACAGTCACAACTAAAAATGGTAGTACAGTAATCGGGAGTAAGACAGAGACATTCTATCTGACTGCTCCGGCGGATGTCGTGCCCACAATCGGGGATGTCGCAGTGACTCGAATCGACAACGATGTTCCGCCCCAGTGGGGGTTGTATATACAAAACCACAGCGCCGTAAAAATCGAGGTTCTGGCGGCTGCCGGGGCCTACGGATCCGGCATCTCAAAATGCGAGATCAAGAGCTCCGACTTTATGAGCAGCCAAACGATTATTGTGACAGACAAATTGCCACGCTCAGGCCCTTATCCTTTTGTAATCACGGTCACGGACACGCGCGGACGGACGGCCACGGAGATAGCTGAGATCCAGGTCGAAGCATACAAGGCCCCATCCATATCCTCTGCTAAGGTCGATAGGTGTCTCGCCGGCGGGGCAATAGATGACGACGGGACATATGTACTCGCGCAGATTGCCGATACTGTTTACAGCTTACTGGGCAATAACACTATCCAGCGGCGAGCTGAATACAGAAGGGTCGGACAATCATCCTGGACGGCAGGCGGGCCTTATACCAAACCTCTATCCGTTATTGGCGCGGGGCTCATTGATGTTGACTATAGCTATGAGATCAAGCTCACTTTACAGGATAGCTTCAGCGCCGTATCAGTGGCCGCATTCATCCCAACAGCGTTCACGACCGTGGACTACCGCGCAGGCGGTAAGGGGATAGCCTTTGGGCAGGTCGCGCAAGAGGAAGGCTTTACGTGTGCTATGGCAGCTCGCTTTAGGGCAAGGGTTGCCTTTGACAACTTGGAGCAGTTTCTGCCTTTTTTAGTATCTGTGCTAGACGGATATTATACCGGATCATGGGAAATCGGATCCATTTCGGCATCTACAGGCGGCAATAGCACCGCCGCGGACCGAGCTCGAATGCCTTCCCCCATCCCGCTGCCCGACGCATCTGATATGAGGCTGAGCCTACCGGCGGATCCTTGGGTATATATCGGTGTCCATTTTTACACTACCGCGGCCATATCATCATGGCTCACTTCTGCCAGCCTAATGGAGAATAACGTCATGGGGGTCGCCGGCAGTGTGGACTTTGAGATCCCAGCCGGGGCTACCCATTATAGGGTGGCCGTAGGCGCGCGCGTGGGAGGAGTCTATCAGCCAGTAGCTGCCAATGATCTCACAAAAATCAAGCTCGTAAGGACGGAGGTATAAAAATGCTAAGGGTCGTATTGAGCGCAGAGGGACGAATCCTTACGCCGGGAACAGCGTGCATCGGAGTCGACGGTGACAACAAGGCGGAAACGATAATCTTTGAGCTGCCAAGGCAAATTGCGGGGCAGGACACGAGGGGATTTGGATTGCGCATATCAATCAAAGGCGCCGATCTGGAAGACAGGCAAACGCTTATCATAAATCCGGACTATACAGCGGACTTCGAGATTTTAAACTCCGTTACGTTGGAGGGGACGTACACATACTCTCTTGAGTTTGTCGGCGCTGACGGCGTGATTGTGCATGGCACAGAAAATGCCAAAATGAAAGTCTTGCCACACCTCAGCATCGACCAATCCAATGCAACCCCCATTCCTCCCGACGAAATAGAAGGCATATATGGGGCTATCGGGAGCCTTACCGGCCTCATCGGAACATTTACCGATAATAGCGCTGCAGTGAGTGCCATGGATGGGCGCGTGGGTAACCTGGAAGCCGATCAGATGCAGCCAGCCGACACGGCAGGCGTGTCAGCTGTCATCACGTTGGCTGACAAAAAAATACAGGACGTCACAAGCACAGCACTGGCCTCCTTGGCGATCACCGCACCGCCGGTGGTGGCTAAAGGGTATCGGTCAGCGTTGACATTTCGAACACAGGCTGATAGTCCGCCTCTGAAGTTCTCCCAGGCCGGGGTATATCTGGCTGGAGACGAGTGTCGCGGCGGATACCTTTTGCCGCAGGCAAACAAGCACTACCGCATAAATTTTGACTACGCCCGCCCGCGCATTACGACAACAGTGCCGCCCATGCATCTTCTTGGGAGGGTTTCCGGCATGGATTTCGCGGGAGATTTTACGCTGCCAGAAAACGACCCCGTGAAGGTGGCGCAGCTTTTGGCTGTGGCGGGTGAGTGGCATGATAGCGACCTGCCTCTATCCTACGGGCAAGATACTCCTATGCGCCCGGAGGGATACGCATGGTCGGGGGCCATGGAGATAAACTGTAACACTTTAGCAAAGTACGTGCTACGCGGGATTGGCCCAAGCGCATCACAATATGAAAATCCATCAAACACCAACACCGGGAGTGCTCCATGGGCTCAAAATAGCATCCCCGACACCGCCACAGCTGCCGAGATAGCCAGGTGGTTTGTAGAACAAGGCCGGTATTACACGCTGCGGGCCGGGTTCGAAAATGTCAGGCCCGGCGATGTGTTATTTTTTTCCCAGGGGCCACCAGAAGATCACTCATCATACGGCACCAGGCCGTATCACATAAGCCACGTATCCATAGTGGACTATGATCTGTCTACTCTTTACGGTGGCAGCTGGTCCGCGGGAACGCTATCAGCCAGCACCGGGCAGCTGTCAGGCACGGCGGCCAATCGTGCCCGTACCCCGGAGATGATCCCGGTGCCGGCGGGGGATTGGGTTTTACTATCTGTCAGGTACCCGTTTTGCTTTGTTGGCACTCACTTTTACGCAACGTCGGTCGCATCATCATGGATTACATCGGCGGCGCTGATGGGGCAGGACAATATGGGCCAACACCACAGATGCTTGGTGATGGTTCCTGAGGGCGCAAGTTTTATGCGCATCGCCATTGGCAAGAGGCCGGGGGCGTATGTGGATATGATAGAGGCCGACTATGATGAGATAGCCCTATCTTGGGGGAGGCTTACGCATTACGAGGCATCAGGGCCTGGTGGGCCGATTTTCCTTCGGGCGCTCAATGCTAAAAACATCAGAGGTCTAGTATTCGGGGCCCGGCCCAATTTAGGGCCTTAAGGAGGTGATTGCTTGGGAGAGATTTGGATGATACTGATGGAGTCCTTTGGCGCCGGGCTGGCAGGGACAGGCGTCGTTGGCGGCATCATCGCCGCTATATGCATACACTTTTTCAGGAAGCAAGCATGTCGTCAAGACGGCTGTAAGCTTGCCAGGCAGCAAGAGTCTGAGCTCTTACTCAGAAGTATCCAGGTTTTCATTGAATCTCTTGACGCTGCGCTGGCAGCCATTAAGAGTGGCAATCCAAACGGGGAGATTGACGACGCAAGGAAAGAGCTCAAAGAACTAAAGAGCAGCGTAATGACCTTTTTAGCGGCACAAACAGCCGCAAATCGTGAATGAAAGGACGTGATACCATGAAAATCTTTATTAACCCAGGGCACGGGGGCAACGACCCGGGGGCCGTGAACGCGACCACAGGGTACAAAGAGGCCGTATGCGTTAGGGCGGTCGGCGATAGGCTGTCGGCGAAATTAGAAAGCGTAGGCATAGAAACGCGTGTGTACCAGCACGGAACATTGTCGACTATTGGGCCGGCGGCTAATGCGTGGGGCGCCAATTATGCGATTTCCATCCATTGTAACGCAAATGCCGGGAACCCCGGCACCGGCACCGAGACCTACCACCACCCTCAATCGAGTCAGAAATCAAAAGAAATCGCGGCGGCCGTGCAATCAGAGCTTGTGAAGGCTCTTGGGCGCGCAAATCGTGGGGTCAAGCAAGCCAATTTTCAATTCCTGCGTGACACACAAATGCCAAGCGTGCTTGTGGAGCTACTATTTATTAATCATCCCACAGACGAGGCTATCTTGAGGTCCACCGAAGGCCAAGAGAAGGCGGCTGAGGCCCTTGCAATTGGGCTTTGTAGATCTGTCGGAGTGGCTTATCCGGCGCCTACTAAATCCGTAGATGTTAACGGGTGCCCGTACGCTGAGCCTACGGCCATAATCGGAAAGAATAGCACTGGCGATGGTGTGCGGTGGGTACAATGGTATCTCAATAAGCAGGGTGTGGCATCCCTAAACACTGATGGCGTCTTCGGACCCATCACCGAGGCCGCAGTTATGGCATTTCAACGGTCGACAGGACTTGACCCTGATGGGTGGGTCGGCCCATTAACACGGGCGGAACTGAAAAAGGAACCAGTCAAAGAGCCTGAGCCAGAAAAACCCGTAATCGTGCCCGATCCGGCGCGGCTGTGGTATGTGCAGTGCGGGGCTTTCACCGATAAGACGAGGGCGGAGACGCTGGCTCAATCGCTTAAGGAGAAAGGCTTTGAGGCGATTATAAAGACTTGAAAGAGCCTGTCGGCGGAGCAAATAAAGGATCTTGGCGCTATAAGGAGCGTCTTTTCTTGTATTAAGGATCAATTTTAGAAAAGCGAGGGGTTGTAATGGATTTACTACTGGAGATCTTACAAGCTATTATTGGAGTCGCGGTGCCGATTTTGGCAGGCTTTTTGATTCGGTTCGTTGACAGTGCCGCCAAGGACGCAAAGGCGAGGACGGAAAACAACCGAGCACGGATGTATATTGACGAACTCAACGCTTCCGTGAGCACAGCGGTCGCGTACGTGAGCCAGACCTACGTTAACGAACTCAAGGACGATGACAAATTTTCGGTAGAAAAGCAAAAGCTAGCCCTAGGCCACGCCCTAGGAATAGCCAGAGGGCTACTAAGCGCCGAGGCGCTCAAGTATTTCGAAATGGCCCAGGCGGATATCGCGGGCTTCCTCACTACAAAAATTGAAGAGCGGGTGTATTTGCAGAATCAAGGTTGAGCAATTAGGCGCTTCCGGGTCGCTCCCGGCAGCGAGGGTTGGGTCGCTCCCGCCCTGTACATAGAAAGGATGGCGCATATGAAAATAGAAATGCACCGCGGAGACACTTGTCAGGTATCTTTTACAATCAAAAATAAAGATGACTCCCCGATAGGGCGGATCTTTGATGAAATCTATTTTACTGTCAAAAATGCTGCCTATGATAAGGATTTTTTGATACAAAAAAGGTTGAGTACCGGAGAAATAACCCGAGATGGCGACGTGTACAGTCTGATGCTACTTCCGGAAGACACCGACAACCTCATTTTTGCCAGGTATGTATTTGACGTTGAGCTGGTTGCTCACGATCCAACATTTAAGCAGACAGCCATTGGCGAGCTTATCATAAGGGAGGAGGTCACCCATGCTAGAAACGAATGATTTTGACATAGTTATTGAGGAAATAGAAGACCTTGAGATCACGCTAAACCAGGAAGAGCTTGAGATCATCCTTAATGAGGGCGGGGGAACCGGATCCCAAGGACCTGGCCCGAAGGGCGATAAAGGAGATCAAGGCGCTACTGGCCCCAAGGGCGAACCCGGCCCTCCGGGACCACCTGGGCCGCCTGGCCCCAAAGGTGATCCCGGAGCTGATGGGAAAGACGGAAGGGATGGCGCGGACGGTGCGTCCGGTCCTCCTGGGGCCGCTGGCAAGGACGGTAAAAATGGAGAGCCTTGTCAGCCCGGCGATTGCGACGGGCTGACTGAAGCTTTTGGCAGGATTGAGACACTGGAGGCCGCCTTTGGTGACGGTGAAGCTGTACAGGGGCCGCCCGGCGTAGACGGTAAAGACGGTAAAGACGGTTTGCCGGGTAAAGATGGAGAACCCGGACCCAAAGGCGACCCCGGAGAATCGGGGGCAAAAGGAGATCCGGGACCGCAGGGCCCGACTGGTGCTGACGGTAAAGATGGTGCCCAAGGGCCTCCAGGGGCAGACGGCACCCCTGGGCGTGATGGCGTGGATGGGCAGCCGGGGAGAGATGGAGAGACAGGACCGGCAGGAAAAGACGGAGAGAAGGGTGATCCGGGGGCGGATGGTTTACCGGGGACTCAGGGTGCGCCAGGGGAACCCGGTAAGGACGGAGAACAAGGTCCCAAGGGTGATACAGGCTTGCAAGGAGAACGTGGCCCAGAAGGCCCTCAAGGGCTTCCTGGGGCAAAAGGCGACGCGGGCCCCGCGGGGCCACCGGGGGAACCCGGTCCTCCCGGCGCACAAGGCATACAGGGACCGCCAGGAGACCCGGGAAGTGGGGGCGGGGGATTTATGGTTGGCGACGTCATAAAAAAGCTGTACAGGAACCCCCAACCGGTGCTGGTAGACACAGCTGGTACTTGGCTCCGGCTTAATCGGCAGGAGTACGACCCGGGGCTGTATTATCCGCTTTTTACGTATAACGAAAGGATCCAAATAATTAAGGTGATGACATCTGCAACAGCTCCATCCCCACAAGTGGTGACAGCATCATCCGAGACATCCGCCACATACGCAGCGTGGCGGGCTTTTGCTCTTGCGACCGCCAGTACGTGGAGGAGCGCTGCGAATACCTTCCCGGGCGCGGTGGGCAATCAGTGGGTCCAAATTGATCTTGGTGCGCCGCATACATGCGTGGCCTACGGGCTGGCGCAGTACGACGCGCTCACTACAGGCAACGCTCCGTCGGAGTGGAAGGTGCTGGGCTCCAATGATAACAGCACCTGGACAGAACTGGACCATCAGCAGGGCTGGGCATCCACGGCTTGGCCGGCCATCAATAATACAATGACGCTGTTGTTGCCCGCGGCAGGCACATATCGCTATTGGCGGTATAATGTATTAAAAACATGCGGAGCCACGATATGCGCCTTGCGCAATTTTGAGCTCTACGCCCAGGTGGTGCCGGATTCTGGGGCGTCACTTGAGTATGTAAAAGTTGCGTAGTATGATATGACTGCATATGAAGGAGGGATCTCTTGAATACAATCTTTTTTCTAATCCTGTTCATTTTCCCTGGGATCGTGTATAAGCTGGTAGTGAAAAGGTGCGTTCCCAAACCAAAGGAAACTGAAAGCGCTTATGAAGAACTGATCAAGGCTTTGGTTTTCAGTACGTTTGTGCTGATGATAAATCTGCTGCTCTTTAAATCAGTCACTCTTAACGTCATGAACCTGCTTCTGGGGCTGAACGAAAACAGCACCTTCACAGGGAACAGCCTGTTCATGGTGGTCGGGTATTTCGCGCTGACGCTTATTGCCATTGTCATTGCGGGGGTGGGGTTTCGTTTTTTCGTGGCGCCTTTAGGCCGCAGGATTCTCAATCTGTATCGTAAAGCCATGAAGTTGCCTTTGGAAGTAGATAAAGGACATACGGCCTGGGATATCATTACAGAGGTAAAGGGGTTCAGCGATCAGGCGCCGGTGGTATCAATCATCAGAGGCGGGGAAGTCATCATGTCCGGATGTTTAACAGTTTGGTTCAACTCCGCAATGACTTGGAAAGATATCAGGCTTAAGAATGTAGGAGATGTTACAGAGAAGCTGAAGAGCCAACCAGATCTGTTTGAAGAAGACTGCGGCTGGTATTTTCTCAACGATGGCACTGGCATCATGTTCTACAAGGCAGATAAATACTATGAATACTTGAAAAGCTGAGAAAGGGGGAGTGGCCCCCTTTCTTATTTTTTGGGCGGAGGCGGGTCTGGCGCTGTCCGTGGTAGCGGATTATCCCTTATCTCTCTTGGGTCAGGCCTGGGTGCTGGCCTCTCTGGCTGTGGTTTTTCTGCCAAATCTCTCCCCTCCTCTCCAGCTCCATTATAGCAGAAGAACACCATAAGGAAGCCGGGGCGTAACTGCCCCGGCTTATTTTGGGCAACCGGTCAATACATATTTTTAGGTGCCGTTGCTGTGGTCAATGGACTCTACCCAAATCCGATCTTCCTTATCATCATAAACGAGCTTATATGGGTCACCCATCAACACACCTTGCTCATCGTACTCGATAGCTTGCTGTAGCGTTCGGAAACATTTTCGCCTTGTCACATCTCTGCAATAGCTGACTCTTAACAT